TAGTATTTCATCGCTGAACACGTATGTTGTAAGATGTACGATCATAGCACCTATGATTTGTTTCTCTCTTTCTGCTACCCAACCCATACCTTTGTCAGTGCTTATCAAATGTACAAACGTCTTTAATAATTTTTGTCTGTTAAATGTCAAGTGTGAGTAAGCACCCTCTTGCCACATAGTTTCAGCAAGGTCAAGTAAAGTATCAAAATCTGTAGGTTGCCACTTCCTTATCTTATAACTCATATTCTTTTGTATAAATCCTCTCCTCAACGTTGAAACCTAAATTCAAAAGGCTGTTGTCGTCAATGTTCCTGTTGCTTATCTTTAAACTTTCTATGTTTTTAGCCTTACAAAATGATTCCAATTCGTCAAACAACCTAATTAAGTTTTGATTGTTTGCGTACTGCGGCTCTATGTAAAAATATTGTAAATTAGCGATGTTTTTCTTGGGTGCCCAGGGTGCTTGATTGATAAACACGAATGCAAATCCAATCAAAGTCTCGTTGTGATACAATCCTATGCTACCCTGCCAATACGGCGATACTAATGATCTCTTGATGTATGTGTAAAAGTGTGTCTCGTCATAATCAACGCTAAACAAACCTGTCTCGTGTAGTGCCTTATATCCAAGTTTTGCCACTGCTGTTGCGTCTTCAGTTGTCAACGGTCTTGTGTACACTACGTCTACTCTCTGCCCCATTTTATGTCCTTTACTATTTGATTGCTAAACTCCATACCTTTGTCTCCACTAAAAAATATTTGTTGACTTGCTACACTTGTAGTCCTACCTGCTGTTTTCTCAAAGTCAGCAAATTGACTGGCACATTGTATGGTCAGCGTCGCTGTCTCTTGTGCCTCTGCTATCTTCCAAGCAGTTATCCTGCCATCAAAGAATTGAAATACTTTGTTTGTGTTGAATTCGCCTGTTGTGTCAAAGATACATCTGTACAACACAACTCTCTTGTCTATGTAATTGTTGTTGATTACTAATCCTATTGTTGTCAAGTCCACTGCTGTGAAACTTATATCAAGTGTGTTTACGGTGATGTTGCCACTTTCTTTCACGTTGCCAAACTCTAAAAATTGTCCCTGTGCTGTGTATGTTCTCGTGCCCGCGTCTGGTGCTGTTGGGCTGTCAAAACGTATGTCTATGTTTGCGTTGGTGAAGTAGACTGCGGCGTCAAAATGTATTTCAATAAGATCTGCTGTGAGTATTTTCTTTTGTGTTAAAGCATCTTGTATCGTGCTGTCTAAATTCCTTGGCATTACGTGTCCTCTCTAACATTGATCTCATATGTGAATAATTCTGGGTTGCCCACGTTAAATGATTGTTGGTCGCTTGTCAAAAACACTTTGAAAGGCACGCTGTTGTATTGTACCGTTGTGCTTGATGTAGTAGCAGTCCTCAAACTTGGGAATATTGGTAAAGTGTCTATGGTTGAGCCATCGAGATTGACGTCGTCCGTTAGCATATACACCTTGTCGTGATTGCTGAATTTGATCAAATCTCCTGTTTTCAAAGTTCCTGTGCCGCCACTAACTGGCACGTTGCTTGATGTAGCGGAGTTGTCATAGTCGCTTGTTGTCAGTTCAGCACACGTTATAGTGCCTGATGCTGTGCCTGTTGTGCTTGATATCAACGGCGGTACTACGGTGAAACTATCAAACTTACCACCCTGTTTCATAACAAACGCCATAATTGGCATATACTCTGCCCTCGTCAACGGCGGAGATACAAGTTTGAAACTAAAGTATTGGCTGTTTATCTGTGCCCTCTGTACTCTACCGGATAGTGTCTGTGTTGTCCTTGTTTGTGTGTTGCTCTTGAATTCTAATGTGTTAAAGCCCGCTGTTGGGAATGTGCCGCTCATTATACTAACGCCCTCCTACCTTGTTCGTTCAACGCTTGGTTTATCATCCCTATGAATACACTTTGCCTTGATCGTATAAGTTTATCAAAGTCCCTTGTGTCTGTTGCTGTTATGTTGAAGTTTAAATTAATTGTTTGTTGACCTCCCTGCATCGCATCGTTTGGCACAACGGTTCCTGTCCTACCCGGCACAAAGAGTTCCGGGCCGCCTTCCCCGATAACAAACGGTTGATTACCCATTGTAGTACCACCCTGTTCCCTGCCTGGGTATTGTTGGTTCCTAATAATTGCTACCTGTGCCAATCCCGAAGCAACTATGGCTCCTGCTAACAACGGTCCAAACACACCACCCTGTGCCAACGCCTTTGTAGCACCTTGATATGTGTTAATGATTGCTTCTGTTATCGCGACCGCTTTGTTAAGTTCAAACGCCCTCTTGTTGACCTGTGCTATCTGTTCTAAAGCACTACGAGCGCCCGCTACTGCTACTTCTCTCTTCTCTTCTTCAGTAGCACCCGCTAAATCTAATTCAGTGAAATTACCCTGTCTAACAGCGTTTATCCTTGCCTCTTGATTACGTCTAATCTGTGCTAATTCTCTGTCATATATGGCCTTACGTTTGTTTGCGGCATCTTCTTCTATCTTCTGTATTCTCTCTGCCGCTGTTTTGTAATCAAAAACCTTTTTGTCAAGGCCTTCTTTTACAAGTGCTTTCTGCTCATTCTCTTTACGTATTATCTTGTCAAGTTCGTCTTCATTAAGTTGATCAATTTGCTCTAAAGCAGTTTTGTTTTTCTTTAAGAATTCTTCTATTGCTGTTGCTTCTTTTTTAAGTTGTTCAATTTTTTCTTTACGTGCTTTCTTCTCTTCTTTTAATCTTTGTTGACTTCTTTCTATGCTGGCGTTGTAGTGTTCGTTGTGTTCTGTTAGTTCTTCTAACTCCTCACCCGTGCCCATTAAGCCGTCAATAAGTTTTTCTATCTCTTCTCTGAATATTACTAATCCTGCTATGGTTCCTACGGCTATGGCCGCAAATACTGGATTCAATAGCATAGCACGTGTCAAAGTACGTACGATGCCCGTCAATGCCACAAGGGTGTTCGCAAATTTAACAAAGCCGTTAGCAACTGCCACTATGGCCAAGCCTCCAAGCACAACTTTTAACACCCCAATGTTTGCTCTTAAAAATTGTACTGCCTCGCCCGCGTTTACCACTGCTCCTGCAAGTGCTTTACCCACACTTTCAGCAAAGTCGTCTATGCCGCTTTGGTTCTCATCAAAGAACTTGTTTAGATCACCTAACTCGCTTTTGAGTGCTTCAAAGAATGATTCATTGACCGTTGTTTGGAATTTGAAGAATTTATCCCCCAACATCGAGAGCGTACCCTCTAACGTGTTAGCAAACTCTTCTGCCGCGTTGCCAAACTCACCGCCTTCGCCAAATACTTCCTCGAATCTTCTTCTTGTCTCTTCTGCTGTGATTCTTACACCTTGTTTGAATCCAAGTAATGCTAATACACCTCTTTCCCTAAAGATATCCGCACTCGCCGCACCTGTACTAAACGCCCTCTGTATTTGCTCACCCGCTGTCCTAAAGTCAATGCCGGATACAGCGGCAACGTTTGCTGTCAGTCCTAATACCGTGTTTAACTCTTCAGCGTCCTCGGCAACAATCGCCAAGTTTCCTGATGCTAAAGCAATGTCTTGTAGACTAAACGGTACACCCGCCGCAAAGTTCGTTAGTGTTTCAAATGCTCTCGCACCTTCTTCAGCACTGCCAAACAAGAACTTGAATCGTAGTTGTAGTGATTCTACTTCTTTACCTACACTTACAAGACCCTTAATGAACTTGGCCGCACCTATACCTGCCAAGGCAACACCGGCTAATGTAGCCGCCCTGCCCAATGACATCAATGCTTTTTCATTGTTTTTTAGGGCACTGCCTAATTGTTCAACATCACGTTTCCCTTGTACTCGGGCTCGTATGTTATAGTCCTGTGTCGTCATCGTCTACTTCTCGTCCTTTGTTTCGCTTGCCGCATCTGCTTGTTGGCTGCATCTGCTTCAATCTTTAGATATGCTATCCACATATCTATCTCCAACGCTGTCAGTTCCATTATCTCGGACACGCTTTTTTTAAGCCTGTCCGCCAACATTAACAGAACTCTTGCTTCAACGTTGGCGTTTATTCCTTTACAAGTTCATCAATCTTTGGCTTTAGGGCCGCATTGTTGATAGTACCTGCAACTTTAGTAATGATGCTTGGATCCGCTTCGTTCATTAAAACTATTCTGTCCGCTTCGTCAAATATCCTGTTGCCCTTGCTGTCTAAAGCCTTTTGTATCAAAGACTCAACAAGTGCCTCAACTATTTGTCCTTTGCTCTGCATTTCAAGAACTTTTGACTCCACTCTAAATGGGTATGTTCGTTTGTAATATACATCCATATCCCACTCGTCCACGTGTAGTTTTAAAGCCTCACCATCTATCTCTTTGTGATAGTGTTTTGTTATTTTTTCTAAAGTTTTACTCATCTTACTATTTTTCCTCTCTGTCTATTTGACACTTCCCCCGCGGCTGGTCGGTAAAAACCTTGGGGTGCTTGTTTCGAATAGCCTTCATCAAGTCGCTGTATATAAGGCACGGAGTTCCGTAAATTATAATTCGTATTGGATCTTTTCTTAAGTCTCCAATTGCTTCTTGCCCGACCTGATCGCTTCGGTGTGTATTTCTTCACCGTAGTTAAAAGATCTTTGGCTATTGAGCGAACCATCTGATTCAAATTCCGATCAAAATCAGCAGTTGCTTTTATCGTGTTAGGAGATATACTAACTTTAAACAAGTGTATATCCTCTTATGTCGCCGCGATAGTTGCGCCGCCTGTTCCTTGGAACGAAGCAGTTGCTTCTACCATACCATCGAACGTACTTGTGATAGAGAAACCTGTGATTATTACTTCACCTGTTATGCTCATACCTGTAGTTGTGCCTGATGGGTATAGTTTTAAAGTAGCCGGAGCAGATCCTTGCGTTCTTAAAGCCGCTTGTGCGTCATCGCTGTCTCTCATAAAAAGATCCATTGTTCCGCTAAAGTCAGTTAAGCCTGCTTTGTATGTTCTGTTTCCACCTGATGACATATTAGTGTCCTCAATAGTTTCTGTATTCAGATCAATACTAAAAGATCTAACACTTGCTACATTCGTTAGTGAACCGCCAACGTCAAACTCGACCCTGCCTGCTTCACCTGTGTATGTTGTTGTATTAAAAGCCATTAGTTAGCCTCCTCGTTAATAATGTCGTCAGGTCCTTTGACGTCCATTGTTGTTCTTGGTTTAAGCACTACAGGTGCATCAACTTCAACCTTACGTACAATCCTTTTCCGCGGTTGTCTGGTCAATGCCTTTTGTAGTGTTGATGGTTTATTGTAAGACCAACCATCTTTCAGCCTTGCCTGCACGTCTTGATGTGCTACAAGTTCTGAATTCCCTGTTTTCTTGTCCCATAATTGTATCTTCATTATAGTACTCCTTTCACATATTGATATCTAACTTCTACGGTTATTACTACCTCACCTAAAGGTAATTCTCTCTCAACTACTTCAATGTTTGATATCCTTGTGCTTACTGCGTGTATGTTTGAAGCCGCTGTCGTGATATCCCTATCCCTGCTGACCTCAAGTATCTCCTCCACCCTCTCGACTATGTCATTCCTTAAGGTGTCAATCTGTGTGCCTCGAACATAACATTTAAGTTGTATGTTCATTATGCCTTCTCTCAAGTCAGTTGATATGTCTGTTCGTGCTTCATTTAAGGTGTTTACAAGTATAGCGGGAAATTGTGTGATCGCTATCTTGCTGACCTCAAAAAATTCTCTGCTGACTTTACCCGGTGCTGGGTTCGTCATATTCTGTAATTGATCAAATATATTCTTTGTGATATTTTCTCTTGCTGACATTACCTAATTAGCCTACCTTGATAAAAGGACTGTTTCTCTGCGTCTGTAAAAGTACCACTGCTGTCTAAATCGTATGATACGCCAAGTTGTAATATGGCGTCAAACTCCTCATTAAACTTCTGCTTGTAGTATGCCATCTTTTCCCTAAACACATCTCCTTCTACCTCAAACGTTGATAAACGGGGGTACACGTATTCATATAAAACGTGATAAACTGCCGCCCTTGTAAATTGACTTGAGTCTAATCTACCTGGACTTAATTTAGTGTTTACACCCGCCACGCTAATGTCTCTTGTAGCGTAATTGGCTGTAGGCCACCAACGTATGTTTAGTAGTCTAACTATGTCATCATAAGTCTTCTCGTGTAATGGAGTAAAGTCTTGGATGCCGTAATTTTTAATGTCTGGTTCGTATTCGAGTATGTCTGAATCTGTAGCAAATGTTGCCATTGAGTAAAGTCCTTCTTTATATTTTAATTGTACTAAAGTCCTTCTTTAGTATGTTTTATTTATTGCCTTGGGCGTTGTAAGGGGAACAAACAACGCCCATAAGCGAGCGAGATACAAATCAATTATTAGTTGATTTGTTTGTCTCCTCTTACTAACACCGCGTAAGCGTCTTTAACAACAGCGTTCGCTCTTGCCGTAGTCGCAACGTACTCCGTTAGACGTCTGCTGACATCACGTTGAGTTTCGATTCTAATAGGCCTTTTAACCATATGAGCAAATGCTAAAGGACTGAATACAGCACCTAACGCATCTGTCGCACTTGAATCTGCCGCGATTTGTGTTGATTGGAACATTTTTACATTGTATAATCTTCCAACAAATGCTGAACTTGAAAGTAAGTTATTACCTACGTTCGAGATCGCACCTGCCGCACCTGATGATGCAAAGCCGGCGTTTGTTAAAACTTTAGCGATGTTAAACATTTGACTTGGGTGTAATACACAAGTGTAATCACCGTCCGCGTCAGTAGGAGCAGAGTTTGATCTTAAAGTGTAAACCGCTTTTAAGATAGTTTCCGGAGTGATCTCCGAACCTGTTCCACCAACGTTGTTAGTGATGTTGCCCTCTGTGAAAAGAGCAAATGCATCGGTGTCAATCTTTTCACCTAATGCGCCACCAAGCATAACGCCAACGTCTGATCCCATATTTCTCGCAGTTGATTCTGCTAATAAATCTGAAACGTCAACTCTTGCCGCTATTTCTGATGCTGTTAAGTCCACCTGTGCTATTGCTACAGATGATTCTGAAACTTCAGCAGTTTGTGCCGGAGCACTTGCTGAAATCTCTGGATACACAGGAATTTGAGCCGTTAAGCCTGGAGTTCCTGACATATCGTATGTGTTGAACACTTGACCTGCGATTGATTTCTCAGAAGCAGTGAAGACCGCCTCTTGGAGCACATTCGTCAAAATCTGCGTGTCGTCTGTTCTTAGTTCTGGTTGTGCCATAACTATTTTCTCCTGTTAGTGCGCCTTATACTTTGGGTTTATAAACTTCCGTTCGCAACTTCTTATATAAAGCACGTTGTTCTGGATCATTAAGATCCAATTTGTTTATATCAACCTTTGTAGCACCTTCAGTAGATGTGTTTGATTTAGACCCGCTGCCTGCTGGTCCTGCCGCAACAAAATGGGCATTGTCCTTTAAGAACTGCTGTACTAACCCATCTGTTGTCAAGGCATCGCCTCTTTCAGTATAACGTGTCTGTCCCGATACTGGATCAATAACTTCAACACCGCCGTCAGCATTCATCTTGACTTGATCCTTAACAAGTTTTACAACCTGTCCTGGATTTAATGCTTTGTGTTTGCTTGCCGCATCCAATAAAGCACCGTCAATCTTTATACTTGCTAACTCCTTAGTCAAAGTATCAATTTTAGAGTTTGCCTTCTCGGCTTGCTCTCTCAATATCGTCTCGAACTCACCTTTTTTCTTTTGCTCTTCTAATTTGGATTGCTCCTCTTTTTCAAGCAAAGTTCTGTAAGTCTCAACGTCCACACCATCAAACTTCTTTAACACTTTCGCCTCAGTCGTGTGCTTGACTTTGGCCATTATGTTATCAACGTCTTCTTGTGTGTAAGTCTTCGCGTGTTGATCTACCGCGTTCTCCTGCGATGGGTTGTTTTTTGTTTGTTCCGGTTGTGCCGCAGTAGCATTTTCCGTATTCAAATCCGATGTTTGTGTTTCTTGACTCATCGTGTCCTCCTATTGTTGTCTCGGGTAGTATGGCCCGGATAGTGTTATTTATACTAATAAAATTGATTGTAATCTTTTATGCCCCAAGCCTTGTAGTAGCCTGTCTTTTCAAGTTGTTTCTGTGCTACTTTTATCTTGGGCAATGATTGAATGAACACTAAAGGTGCTTTACCAAAACTAAAACTTACACCTTTGTGTTTGCCGCTGTTTATGGGGTGATCATACATCACTGCCATACTGGGCGTCCTGTTGTGTGCTTTCCTACAGATGTTTGCTAACGTGCTTTCTTTTATTTTGCTATTGATATAAATGACGATAATATCAAGATTGAACACACTAAACAAATCGCATAACTGGTTAACTTGAGCCAACAAATTGTCCTTTGCCTCAATGATTTGTATTTTCTTATTCTTAAGAGTTTGTGCCGCGTATGGACAGATTGCTTTTCCAACTTTTGGATTTTTTTTAGCAACCTGTCCTCGAATCCAACGCTCAATGTCTTTACTTTCTACGTCCACTTTTTTTGTTTTTACGCTTGCCGCTTGACATTGCTGGTTTTCTTCTTCCGCTTCTTTTAGGTCCTGGCATTGTTAGTTTCCTCCTTTTTGATCTTGGAATTCTGTTTGTCAGCAAGGCTGATGCTGTGCTTGTCGTGATGACCATATATTGGATCCCTCCCTATGTTTTGTACGTCGCTGTATAATGACAGCAATTCTCTACCTCTTGATATAGCAAACTTACGCATTTGCCTCAACGCCCTCCTCGCCCTTTCAGCATATCTCCTCGATGGGTGTTCGAGCAACTTGTCGTATGCTGTAAAGTAATCGAGGCAAGCCTTCTTGAGTGCTATGTGTCTCGCTGTCTCGTTTGGCTGTCTATATATCCTACGTACTTGTTTTGGCATTAATCAAATTGTATAACGTTCCAAGGCATTGCTCTACCTTGATGGTTCTTCACTACTTCTCCTGTATCTATGTAATTCGCTGATCTTAACTTCTTGTAGCCATTTGATAATATCTTCCTTTGATACACAAGGCAAGGCTTTACTTCTCTGCCGCCCACGTAATACTTGACGTGATGGACTTGTTGTCCTTTCCTTGTTTTTGATCCGGCCATCTGTTGTCTCCATTAAAAATTATCCTCTATCCAATTGTATAGATCGTAAAGTATATAACACATCAGACCCATAAAGAGCCAAAACGTTATCATTAAAACTTCCTAAATATTTTGTCAATGTACTCTGCTACTTTATCGCAGGCTTCAAAAAACTTTTCAATTGCCTTGTCAATCATAACTTAAATCCTTTCTTCCAAGTCTGTAATGACCAATATGCCGCACTTAAAGTTTTTTGTCCTCTAACTTCCTTAAGCACCGCACCCATACGGGCATTAAAACTCCTACGTCTTGCTGGGTTGTTTCTACCTATGCTCATACCCTTTTGTCCAAAGTTAATCTTCTTGACGTTGCCCGTGCTCCTATCTCGCACAAACACCTTGAATTTTTTAACATCGCCCTGCATCACTTTGTTAAGTTTTACGGTTCTGCCTCTGTACTTTGCCATTAGTCTACCATCCTGTCTATATGGGCGTAGATCCTACCTATCACTTTGTCTAAAGATAAAAGTTCTTGGCTCATCATCGCCACCATTGTTTGTAGTTCTATTATTGTTATCAATGCCCAAGTTGATATACCCATCAGTATCGTGCCCAACAATGCTATCAACGCCGTGTTAGTTTTCCTTGTCATTGCTATCTCTTTCTCCTCAAGTCAAGGTCGTGTTTTCTGCTGCCACGCAAGAAACTATTGACTCTGCCCATTGCCCATTGTCCCATTCCTATGCCGGGTCTTGATCCTGCTGTAAGGAAAGCGCCTTGTCCTCTCCTGTACACTTTTGCCAATGTGCCGTAAGTGAATCTTGATTTAGCCGCTTTACGTTGTAGCGTCTTCCTAACCGTAGCACTTATTGGCTTTGCTTTACTTTTTTTTGCCAAGTCTAATTCTCCTGTTAATCAAAGATTGGGGTATCTTCTTGCCCGCCCTCGCAAGTTTTCCTATACGTTTTATCAGTGATGCTAATTGTGTCCTACGTGTGCCTTTTACACCTGATAGATATTTTTTTGGGACGCCGCTACTCTTGTCCTTCGGTACTTTCCGTCTCTTGGCCATTTGCTTCTCCAAATCGTTGTGCTAATTCAGGATGTAAATTTTTGATCTCCGCATCAGTGTATCCCGCTTTGATCATTTCCCTTAAGTGTTTGATTAACTCGTCGCTGTTAGCAACTGGCGTGTGTACCATATTAAGTTTTTTGTCCGCCATCATAACGTCAAGTTCATCTTCGTCTTTTGCTAATAGTTCTAATATTTTGTTATCAATCACATCCTTAACGTCTGGGCTTGCTGTTGCTAAATCTCTCTGTACAACTGCCGCTTTTGCTAAAATGTCCATATCAAGATTTTTATCTCTAATATGGAATGCCATTGGATATTTTATTTGTCCATCGAATGTTGTGCCTTGCCATTTTGCCCAAAATCTAAAGAAGTTTTCTTCAAACAATTCCAACTGCTTGGCCTTCTCACATAATTTGGCGTCTAATAATAAAAACTCTGACTGCATCGCAACACCACTCATCTGTCTCGTCTCTATGGCTCGGATTGCTCCCATATGACTCATCCTGTCAATTGCTTTTATCTTGCTATCAATTGATTTAAGTATGGCATCTAAATTAGTACCCGAGGGTTGAAGTAAATATGGACGTAGTCCCGCATCAGTCTCATTGGGTATCGTTATTATACTGCCCGCACCCGCATTTGCCTCAACGTCTGGTGTTTTGACCAACGTTGGGTGGTTAGTTAATCTAATCAATTGTTCTACTTCTGATAGTTCCGAGTAAATTGCCATTTGTGTGTCCGCAACATCTCCAATGTCCGAAACACCTATGCCTCTGATTGGACTTCTCGCCGCATAACACCAAACAGCGGGTATAACACCAATTGGGTTGACTTTTGTCTCTACTAACTCCGTAGTCCTTTGTTTTGAAGGGTTGTATTCCTCTAAAATGATTTCCTCTTTTGTCCAAGTACGCAAATAATATTTCGTAGCACCTGCATAAGTTTTGTCATCTTTCTCAAGCAGTTGTAAGTACTCTAACTCATAGTGTCCATTGGGTAGTCTTCTCCAATTCCAATTTATCACGTTCTCCGGAGTATACAGCGTCGCGTACGGACGAATGCCTTGTTGTAGTTCTTCAGCACGAGTGCCAACTACCGTCTCTGGTCTATCAATCAATGCTACGCAGTGCCCATACACCGTGCTCATTAAATTTATGTCCCTCATAAAAGATGACCAAGTTCTGCCTTCCATATCGCAGTCCTCTAAAAATGCAGCCATCTCCGCTGTGCCGTCTAAACTGCCAAAGTCTCTTTTTGGCTCGTTCCTGTAAATGAATGAGTTGTAAATGTGTGTTATAGACTTAACGTGGTTGTCTAATGGCGTTTGTGCTAATCTGCCAATGTATTCTGGTTGTGATTCATAAACGTATTTTGTAAGGTAGTTGCCCATCTTGTAGTGTGCTCCACCAAGATAAGAATTAATTAAAAATTTCCAACGATTGATGTAGTTGATGTACTCGCTGTGTGCTGGTAAGCCTGCTAAAAAATCACTGCCGTCTGTAGCACTTTGATCTATGTTTGTAAAACTATAATCTGCCATATTGTCCCTCTAATTGTACGTTAAATCTTTTCTGTGATGTTTGTTGTGTTTCTCTTTTAATTGGATACAAATAACTTACCAAATATCCTACAGCGTCTCCTAAATGATCTATTCCGTTTGTTTTGTTTGGCACGCTTGTCCCCTCTTTGTATGTTTGCTTGACGAATGTATTTATTGTGTTTTTACATCGCGGGGAAATAAACAATGTTCTCTGCTCATTAGCATTACATAATTTACTATTGACGCTGTTGATTCTATCCCTCACTGCCATATGACTTTTTAACACTTTACAAACAAATCCATTGTTCTGTAAGATGCTTAAGTCTGTTTTGCCTCCCGCACTTGTTCTCCTCTGTACGCAACTTGGGTCTGGGAACGCCATTATCTTTTTATTTGGATATCTGTTCAAGATCTCATCACATAGTTCTTGTGTATCGCTACCAAAAATCCTTATCTCGTCTACAATGTCAATTACATTATTTTTAACAACTGCCACAACTGCTGAAATGGGTGAAACGTTAAAGTCTATGCCCACGTATAGCATCCTGTCGTCCTCTGTAATAGTGCTGTGCCTTACACTTTGCTCCCTGTCAAAACTGCTGTAAATGAGTCCCGAGTACGTCTCCCACGTAGCCTCGTACTCCTGTCTAAACACACTTTTGCTCAAATCGTTTTTGGCTTGTTGTATTTCCATATCATCTACCCAACCACCTTGTCTTGTTGTGTAAAGATGACTTGACCATTCAGTCTCATTTGGGTCTTTGCCTTTTTGATACAAGTCATAAAACCAATTGTGTCCTTTGGGTGTGCCGGTGAACAAAGCCTTGCCTTTCGTATCTGACAGCGTAGGCCGAAGCACTTCCGTCCAAGATTGCTCTGATACGTCTGCCGCTTCATCTATCACCAAATAGTTAATACCCACCCCACGGAGTGAGTCTGGGTTGTCAGCACCTCGAAGGCTAATAACACTGCCGTTCTTCAACAAACAAGTTAAATCTGCTTCATTAAATTTTTTAACCCAACGTAGTTCTGATAGTTTCTTCTTAAGTTTCATCCAAGCAATTTGACGAGCCTGTCTATATGACGGCGCTACAAACCAACAAAGTGTATTTGGCTGCCTTGCGTGATAACAAAGTTCTCTGATTGCTAAAGTTGTCTTCCCGAAACGTCTTCCTGACACCAGGATTTTGAATCTTGTGTTGTCTTGTGCCACTGCTGTTTGGGGTTGGGATAACTTCATTAATTATTCCTGCCAAGGTAAAGGTGTGTTGCTTTCTGTGTCGAGAGCGTTTTCTTTTTGGCCAAGCAACTGCTTGCCTAACCATATTTGCATCCTAACGTCCTTCTTCTCAACAGCGGCTTCAAACTGGGCACGTCTCAAACTCTTCTTGCCCTCTGCTCTTCCCTTGTCTATTATGTTGCTAAATCTTTTTTGGAGTGTGCTAACACTGGTACCAACTACGTGTGCTATCTCTTCATACGTACAATGGATACTGGCCAATTTAAAAACTACGTCGTGATCTATTTTATATTTCTTCTCTGTCATTATAGATGTTTAGGTCCTACTATGATCCTAAATCTCCTGCTGTCCGTGTCGCCGTTTGTTGTTGTTATCTGTACGTCTATATTGTATTCGTTGCCTGTCGTGCCACCATTTAATCTTACATTAACTAAAGCACCTGCCACTACTACGTCTGTTGATGCGTCAGTAGGTAGTGCTATTGGACTTGAATCACCTGATATTGTTTCAATGCTAACGGTAGCGGCGCTAATAGCATCTCCGCTGTTCAAATAGTCCGTAAAGTCGACGCCGTATTGTACGTTGGCATTTGGGTGCTTCTCTATGAATGCGCCTTTGTTGTCCCGTCTAAATCCTGTTAAGTTTGCCATTATGCTTCGCTCCTTACTTTTGGAATACTACTTCTGTTGCTAAATGTTGGCTTAAATATTTTTTGTTGTCGTGTCTCTTGCGGCACTTGTAGTTTCCTTGTTTCTGTATTTACACTATTTAAACGTGTTTCTATGTCTACACTTGTTAATCGTGTTTCTATGGGTACTACAAACGTTCTTGACTCTACTGGCACCGTTAATATGTTCCAAGGGTCAGCGATTGTAATTAATCTACCAAAGCCTAAAAATCCTTTTATAGCATCAAAGTCAGCACTTGCCCTGTATGAAACATTACCGTTGGCCTGTAAAGTAGCAACTGGTTGTAGTAGTTTTGTTGGATCAAACGTAGCATTGGCACTTATGCTTGGCGTAAACGTGCCCGTTATTGTTTTGTCAGTCCTGTATGTAGCATTACCGTCAACATCAATTGAGTATGCTGTGCTGAATGATCCTGATCCTAAATGTAGTATGCTTCCAATAAACACCTCACTAAACGTTGCTGTGAGTGTTTTTGTGATGCCCCTGAATCTTATGTAATCACTTGCTATGCTAAATTGTGCCGCTAAATCTTTTATCTGACTGAAGCCTGTTGTGTAGTTGGCATTTACACTTGTGCCCGCTGTCATAGTGTACGCACCTGTACCGCTTGTGATCAATCCACCATTACAACTTAAATTAAATCCTGTGCTGTAAATGATAAGTCCCGGATGCCATTTGCCCCCAAACCATTCATTCCACGTCCTATCTATCGTGCTGTCCTCACTAAAGTCATCCCACGTGTAATCGTCTTGCCTTCCCTCTATGAATGGATTGTATATAATACCACCAACGCTTATAGTTGAAGTTATAGCATCAAACCCCGCACTACTCTTGAAGGAGACATTACCATCACTATTTAGAGTAGCAGATGCTGATATAGTTTTTGTAGTACGGTGTGTTTGATTAGCGTTTGTGCTTGTCGTTGTAGTTGATGATACGGCAGTTGTGCCTTGTACTCTTAAACCACCATTACAACTAAAACCAAAACTTGATGAAATACTTGCCGAAGCAAAGTCAAACTTCTCACCGCTCACACTCACGTTGAATGTGCTGGTGAATTGTGCCCTGACATTGATTACCAATGCCTCACAACTTAAAGTGAATTCTGATGCTGGTAAGTTTAAACCTTCCGAGACGTAATCGCTCGCAACAAAATCGTCAACTACATAATCACCTACACTGGGTAGGGGTGTTGTGTATGTTTCCGGATTGTAATAAGTTTGAACGACGTATATGTCGTCCGCTATACCAATACCTTTCAGGGCCATTTAGCAACCTCCAATTAGGATTATGCCAAACTAATTGTCAAGTTTCCTGATGTGATTTGGAATGTATCTCCCGAGAGCACCTCTTTGGCATTATCCAAGGCACCATAGTAAAGTACATTGCCCGCGTGTGTTGTTGAACCATCCGGTGTAAATGCTTCGTCCATAACTGCTATACAAGTTATAGTTGAGCCTGAACCCGCCGCGTTGTCGTAGTTGGCAGTCGCCGTGTTGAAAGTACAATTGGCATTTGACGCCGCTGATCCACCTGATGCTGCCGCAAATGTTATTGCTGTTCTAACATAATCGCCGCCTGTTATCTCGTAGTGTCCCCAATTGCCTGTGCCCGTTCTTGATCCTGTGCCCGCCTCTAAAGCCGCTAACACATCTGAAGCCGTTCCTGAGAAAAGAGCAATCCTTAATGTTGATGGTTGTGAAAAACTTGTGTTCCTTAATGTGTGATCAAGGAGTTTGTTTTCCAAGTAGTTTGATGCTGATGACATAATGTCTCCTTCTAAATTGTTTGTTAATTAACGTTGTTATTTATAAATTAGCCTGTCTTTGTAAACTTTGCGTATCCATCTATCCTTGCGTTTATGCTGATGCCGTCTGCTCCACCGCCCCCAAAACTTACACTACCAATTGATAAGAACAGTTCTGCTGACCCTGATAGTGTGAATGTGCCTATAGATGTTAAGCCTTTTACTAATGTTTCGTGTGTTATGATAAGTGTGCTGTCCACGCCCTTTAGTCCAAGTGTAGTAAGTGATTGATCGTTCAATATAAATGGACCATTAGTGTAAAGTTCAAAAAGATATGTGCCCGCCACAAGTGTAAATCTTTTGTTGTTTGAATCCAATGTTATAAGATTGTATGGATCAATCTCTGTGTCAATTGGGTACACTAAATTAGCGGCTGCGTCCGAGCCCGATGATTCATTGAAGTCTCCCAAAGTCAAAAATGCTTCCTTGAAGCCCACGCCACTTGTTTCAAACTTGCCGCTTGTAGCGTTGTATATCAAAGCATTACCGTCAGCGGGCGATGTAATGTCAAATGTGTCTATGATTGCGTTAGTGTTGTCTATGTTCTGCTTTATGTCAGCACGAGCAAGTCTCGGTTTGTCCGATCCGCTGTCCACGTTGCTGGTGCTCGCTTTTGTACTGCTTGGCCAAGTTGGCATAATTTTATCCTACCTTCCTTATTTTAATTATCACGCCTGTGCCCGTAGCGTCAAACAGACTTGAGCCTGCCAATGCCATTGGCACAAATTCGTTTGTGCTGTTCGTTAATGTTTTGAAATACACCTGTTGTACTAACGCCTTGTTGTCGTGATTAGTACCATTTAATATGTTGACAGAGGCGTCGTCATCAATGCTTGATAAATCCTCTGTTGAAATGTTTTGATCAAATATGCTGAACAATATCCTTTCGTTTGTACTGCCGAGGTATTGTATTGACGTTGCTATTCCCTCCGTGTGTCCTGCCCTCGGGTGAGCGTGTGCCTCGAATGTGTAAACGCCTGGGCCAAGTTTGAATCTATCATCACTGCCAAAGGTCAAAATGCTGTAGGGATCAATGTGTGCCTCTTTGGCCATTTGCTGATTCCTCCTACCAAAACTATTTGTTTGATTGCCTACAATGCCCGTGTCAAAGGTCCTGTATATTATGACAGCACCCACCGGCAATGGTGTAGTCTGTGCGTTTGAGAAGGCAGTGCCGTTGTAGGCCAATGCGTCTCCCTGTGCTGGACTTGTTATGCTGAACGTGTCAACGATAGCGTTGACGTTGTCTATGTCCTGTTTGATTTGAACCCTGCTCAAGTTAGGGTTGTCAGTGCCTTGATCAATGCTTGTTGTTGTTGCTTTCGTGCTGGGCCAAGCCATCTCTGCCTCCTACGAAGTTAATGGGTAAACAAACACACTATAACGTGTGCCACCGTCTTCCCATTGTATAACACGTTCTCTGATGTTGTCGTTGTCCGCTTCCTGTTCGTCAATCAGTGTTTGACACGCTGTTGAATCTGGATGATTAGCGAGTGCGTATTCTTTTGCCTTTTCCCAAGTATGCCATATCCTCGTTGTGCCGAGGGCGTTGTCCCATAATTTAAGAGCCATTAACTGGGTCCTCCTGTTGCGTTAACCGTCATTGTGTTTGATGTTGATAGACTCAATGTCCCTGTTGAGCCACCATTCACTACTG